AAGATTGGTTTCAAGACCCGTTATGGTATGGTTGCTAACCCATTTGCTGCTGGTTCTGGTAACGTTACTGCTGCTCTAACAGCAGATGCTAACGTCTACTACCGCAAAGTGAACGTTACAAACCTAATGTAATCAGGTAAGTAATAAACCTACTCAGATAGGTTTTGAAGGGAGACGAAAGTCTCCCTTTTTCATTTTATAAATAGTATAATCAATAGGTGCAATTATGACTGAACGTATACTATCTTGTCCATTTCCTGCTAATTTAAATCCACTTACTGCTAACTGCTTTAAGTTTAGTATTCAAAAATTACCTGATGTAAGTTACTTCATGCAACAGGTAGCACTGCCATCAGTTCAATTAGGTGAGTCTATTCAATCATCTAATTTTGTTGATGCTCCATTGCCTGGTGACAGAATGACGTTCGATCCTCTTGAGATTACATTCATTGTTGACACTGCGATGGCTAACTATACTTCTATCTTTAATTGGATTCAAGGACTAGGTGCTCCAGAAAGCCATGCACAACACGTAGCGTTTATGGCAGCATCGGATAGAAAAGTATATTCAGATGCAACACTACAAGTCTTAGACCCTCTTGGAAACTCGGTTAAAGCAATTCAATTTGTCGATGTGTTTCCTATCTCACTATCAGCCCTATCATTTAGAAGTGATTTGACTGATTCAGAACATCTAATAGCTACAGCAACGTTTAGATATACACTATATAAGTTTGTTTGATACTAATTAAATTATTTTGTTATACTTGGAGTCGTTATGAACTTTGAACAATTATCCGATGAATGGGATAAAGATTGCAATATTGATGAAGACCATCTAGATCGCTCGGCTATTAAAACAGCACAGCTACACTCAAAATATCTTCGTATTCTAGTCAATCATAAGATGAAACTCTCGGCTCTAGAGACCGAATATAAAGTACTAAGACAAAAGAAGTTTAGGTACTATCGCGGTGAGATGAGTAAACAAGAACTTCAAGAAGAGAATTGGGACCAGTGGCAAGGCATTAAACCACTTAAGAATGAAATGAATGAATTCTTGGATGGTGATGCTGACCTCAATAAAATCAATATAAAATGTGAATATATAAAGAATATGATTGAAGCCGTTGAGTCTATACTTAATCAACTTAAAGGCAGAGATTGGCAAATTCGTAATGCAATAGAATGGAAAAAGTTTGTAAGTGGGTCATGATTAAAATAGAAAAAATCAATAACGTATATATCAGAGTATATTCAGATGATGATATAGCTCAAGAGTTATCAGACTTTTTTACATTTGAATATCCTGGTGCAAGATTTACACCAAAGTTCAAAGCTAAAATGTGGGATGGTAAAGTACGCTTATTCGATTTACAACGTAAGACACTTTACGTTGGTCTTCTTAAATATCTTGTAAAGTTTGCTGAAACACACCAGTACGATGTCGAGTTTGTAAATGATGTAGAAGAAAGAACTGACATCACACTAGACACCGTCAATGACTTTGCTAAGTGGTTGAATCCCCACGCTCGTGGTGTACCAATTCAGATTCGCGATTACCAGACCATAGCAGTACATAAAGCTATACAAGATCAGCGCACTCTATTGGTATCACCAACAGCATCTGGTAAGTCATTCATCATCTACACGATCATGCGCTATCACTTAGAGCATAAGAGAAAGTGCATTGTAATAGTACCAACTACATCTCTCGTTGAGCAGATGCACTCAGACTTTGCAGAGTACTCTAGTGCTAATGGGTTCAATGTAGATAAACACATTCAAAAGTTGTATAGTGGATTCACAAAAGAGTTCACATCAAAGGTACTAATCACCACATGGCAATCAATCTATAAGCAACCTGAAAGTTGGTTCAATCAGTTTGACGTCATCTTTGGTGATGAAGCACACCAATTCAAAGCTACTTCACTTACATCAGTCATGAATAAGATGACTCAGGTAAAGTATCGTATTGGTACTACTGGTACACTCGACAATAAGAAAGTGCATCAATTAGTTCTAGAAGGTATCTTTGGTCCCGTCTATAAGGTTACTACTACGGCTGACCTAATGGCAACCAATCAAGTCGCTACACTAAAGATTAAGTGTCTGATGCTAAAGTATCCAAGTGAAGTAAGACAACACATTACTAATAAGATGGACTATAAGAAAGAGATAGATTTTCTTATAAGTCATGACCGCAGAAACAAGTTTATTCGCAATCTAGCACTCAGCTGTGATGGTAATACACTCGTACTATTTCAGATGGTAGAAAAACACGGCAAGATTCTATATGACCTAATCAAAGAAAAAGCCGAAGAAGGCCGCAAGGTGTTCTTCATCTATGGTGGTACTGATGTTGAAGCTCGCGAAGAGGCGAGAAAGTTAACCGATAAAGAAGACAACGCAATCATCATTGCTTCATTTGGCGTATTCTCGACAGGTGTAAATATACCATCAATTGAGAACGTTATCTTTGCATCACCAAGCAAATCAAAGATTCGTAATCTTCAATCGATTGGCCGAGGATTACGTTTAAAGAATGGAAAGACCCACTGTAAGCTATTTGATATATCAGATGACTTGCACTGGAAATCTTGGAAGAACCATACACTCAATCACTTTGCAGAGAGACTAAAGGTCTACACTGAAGAGCGATTCCAATATAAAATAGTAGAGGTGGAATTATGAGCAAGTATTCAGTATTGAAACTAATTACTGGTGAACAGATGATTGTTAAAGTGGAGAGTGAATCAAGAGAAGGTGTTGCAGTTCTTAATCCAATCGTAATCAAACAGATTCCAACCGTTACTAAGACTGGTGATATTCATGAAAGAGTCATGGTTTCTCGTTATTGTCACTACACCAATGAGAATTCTTTTTTCTTTAGGTTTAGTGATGTACTCTTTATCAAACCTCTTAAGAGTAAGTTTGAAAAGTATTATGAAGATGTAGTACAGGATTTTAACTCTGCAGATCAACTACAACTAGATGATGATCAAGATAATCTTCTAGATGATATCCAATCCACTAATATATTTCATTAAAAACCTTTTATGTTTTTCTCTTAGAGATACATTATACCAAGAAATGAGAAACCAGAGATATCAATTTTTTTGATGTATCTGGTTTTTTAGCATTGTTTATAATAATGATATGTTTCTAATTTTGGAATAACAATGGCTCATTATGTTAACAACGCACAAATGCTTGAAGCCTTAAAACAGTTTAAGGCAGATACATTAAAAGCATCAAATGAAGGTACTGCAGAACCTCGTATTCCAGAATATCTGGGAGACTGTATACTTAAAATTGCAACCAAACTATCTCATAAACCTAACTTTATTAATTATTCATATCGCGATGATATGATATTGGATGGCATTGAGAATTGTATTCAATGTTTACATTCTTTCAATCCAGAAAAATCATCCAATCCCTTTGCATATTTTACTCAAGTTATCTATTTTGCCTTCCTCCGCAGAATTGCAAAAGAAAAGAAACAATCTTACATCAAAGGCAGATTAATTCAAGATATGCCAGTCGATGCATTTGAAACTCAGGAACACGATGATGATACTGATTTTAGAAATGCATATATGTCATTCATTCAGGCCAATTCAAAGTTTGATGATTCTTTTATTAGAAATAAAGAAAAGAAAAAGAAGCCCAAACAAGAAAATAATCTAGAAAACTTTATTGATGATAAAAGCACTGATATTGGAGATGACGATGAAGTATGAAAAAGATTGGCTTGAACGTGTTGCAATTGCAGCAAATGCATATTGTAATATGGAAGGTGTTGATGAAGATCAAATAGATGGGTTTCTTACTTTTTTATTTTATACCTACGGCTATAATGACTTTTTAAAGAAACTTCAAGCGGAGAAAAATAATGCCAAGAGTTGCAATAATTACTGACCAACACTTCGGTGCACGAAATGATAGTATCCAATGTCTCAACTACTATGAGAAGTTCTATCAAAATGTTTTCTTTCCTACACTAAAACAAAATAATATCGATACGGTGTTAATCCTTGGTGATACCTTCGATCGTCGTAAGTATACTAACCACGTTACTTTATACCGTGCAAAGAAGATGTTCTTCAACGTACTACGAGATGAAGGCATTCAAGTTATCATGATCGCGGGTAACCATGATACTGCCTATAAGAATACGAACGAAGTTAATAGTCCAGAGCTAATGCTATTGGAATATGAAAACATTACAGTGCTTGAAAATCCAAAGACTCTTAATGTCAAGGGAACAGACATCTGTTTTCTCCCTTGGATTTGTGCTGATAACTACACCGACTCAATCAATGAAATCAAGAATACCAAAGCCGAGGTGTGTATGGGCCACCTCGAAATCTCGGGTTTTCTTATGTACAGAGGAGCTGAATCTCATGAAGGAATGTCTAAAGAAACTTTTTCTAAGTTCTCAATGGTTTTCTCAGGACACTATCATCATAAGTCTGACGACGGTCACGTTTATTACCTCGGTAACCCTTATGAACTAACATGGCAAGATTATAACGATCCCCGTGGGTTTCATTTATTTGACTTGGATAATTACAAACTCGAGTTCATTCAAAATCCATATAGTCTATTTCATCGAGTTGAGTACGATGATACGAGAGAAATGCCTGACACAACGTCTGAGATGGCTGATAAGTACGTCAAAATCGTCGTAGTCAATAAGACAGACTACTATAGATATGACCAATATTTGAGCAAGGTATATAATAGTAATCCTATAGAGGTTAAGATCGTCGAAGACTTTTCAGAGTACACTGAAGGTAAAGTTGATGAAACGATCAATCTTGAAGATACATCAAGTGTAATGAATAACTATGTTGATTCACTTGATGTTGAAGTGGACAAAGATAAAGTAAAAACATTCATGAAGACTTTGTATCTTGAGGCAATAAATCGGGAAGTCGTATGAAAAAGTCAATCATTGCATTAACACTGATTTTATCTGGCTGTGCAACGGACCCAGTATATAATCACTATGTTTATAATTGGATACCTCCAAAGAATTCACCCGAGATAGTCATGATATATCACGATAAAGATGATGTACATAGAGTATGTGAATTAAATGGAGCTAGACTTCCAAAGCAAAATGATATCATATTAGCTTGCGCCATTTCTAGACCGGGTGTATGTATTGTACATCTACCTAGAAATCCTCCTGAAA